TTAAATGCGGACGATTGGTTTGACCTAGATAAGTATAGGGAAGCCGCTGGGGTTGCTTACGAATTTTCCAAGAAAAAGGCAGAGGATGTCGGTGAACAAGAACGCCAAACGATCGGCAAGTCGGGAACTGAACAACGAACTACCGCCGAGCAGGCTCAAAGTTTCCGCGAGCGTGAAGAACGCCGCGATGCGGAGCAGGCAAGACGAGCATATAGGTTCTGAAGCCTTTGCCCATTGGGTCGATAACTTAGATTGTTCGACCCAGGAATCATTTTGTGCGTTTGCTTCTGATAATTATTCCATCATCGAGATTTATATTTATTCTCGATTTTTAGGATATGACGGAACTATTACCGACTGCGAAACCTGGGTAAATAGAAACTACGAAAAACCAAATCATCTCAAAAAGATTCTTTATGAAATCGAAGAGATGCAAGAAGACATGCGGAAACTCCGCAGAGATATCGAGGATGGTTTGGTAAAACGCGACGTAGGTGTTGCGCGTATTGCATCAATGCAAAAAGAATTACGTGGTGCGATTTCACAGGTTGCAACTTATACGAATAACAAAGATCGCAAAGGTTTACTAATGGCTGGTGCAGATCGTGCCATGCGTGAATTGTTGTTTGTCTTTAAGGATGACCCGATGGAAGGACCATTAGAAGAAGCATCGCTTTCTGTTTGGTCCAGGATGCAAATGGAAGAATAAGTTGGTATAGAATAGTTTTAAGCAACGCAAAAAACATGTCAGGATCAAACCGCAAACCTGTGCGACAGCAGGGTCAACGGAATGGGAATACTGCTTCGCAAGAAGGTCAGGATGTTTTACCTGAAGATCTTCGTGCTTTATCGGTTAGAACCGAGATTGCTGGTAAATACGCACCATTTATGCAAGGTTGATCTGAAATGGCTAAAAAGAAGATGCCTCCACAATTACTGGAGTATTTTAAAAACCGAAACGAAAAAGGAAAAGACGGTAAAGAATTGTCCGACAAGGAAAAACGGAAAGCCGCTCTGGACAAGGCGCGTAAGTACAAAGAACAAAAGAAAGATAATTCAAAGTCTTGATTTTTTGTTACAGTATTGATACTTGAAGAGATTAAATGCCGAGCTATCAATATCTGGCGCACAGGAGGAATGCAAGAGCCGCAGCAAAAAATAAGCAAATTAAAGCTCCGAAAAATCTTGATCTGCTGAAACGTGCGCAGCAAGATTTTGGGTATTTTTGTGAATATGTAGCGGATAAACCACCGGCGGCACATCACAAAGAATGGCATAAACATTTTGTAACCGAAGAAAATAGTAGCTGTTTGGTTCGTATTGCTGGACCTAACATTGATTTGCTAGGACCTAGAGGTTCGAGCAAGAGCACCGTTACGGGTTTATTGGCTGCTTGGGCGATTGGGGTTCATACGCATGCGGGTTTACCTTTGCAGATTCTTTATCTTTCTTACACAGTAGATATTGCGAGAGCCAAATCCGCAACGATTAAAAAAATTATTGAGAGCAAAAAATATCAAGAAGTTTTTCCAAAAGTTCGTTTGTTAAAAAACGCAACGAGCAATGAATATTGGTCTATTGATCATAAATTTGCAGGTATTGATATAACAGGTGAAGAGCAGTTTACTTTATGTGCAGCTGGACTTAAGGGCTCTGTTACATCTAAACGTTCTCATTTGGTTTTACTCGACGATGTCGTGAAAAGTTCGGTTGACATCGCCAATCCTGACATCAGAAAACAGATGCAGGAAAATTGGAATGCTGTTATTGCGCCAACAATGTTTGAAGGCGGACGCGCAATCTGCCTTGGTACACGTTTCAGGCATGATGATATTCATGCTACAACGTTTAACGAACAAAACAAGTGGAGACAAGTTGTTCTTTCAGCGATTCAACATGATCCAAAAACAGGAGACGAAATTTCATATTGGCCTGAAATGTGGTCTCTTGAATATTTAAAAGAGAAGAAACGACAAGCTCCCATTGCCTTTTCGTTTCAATACATGAATCAGATTGTCAGACAAAGTGAATTGTCTCTGGCGCCAGAGTTGATTGTTAAGGCTGAAATTGCGACTGAGTTCGATACTTTAGGTGTCGGTGTAGATTTGTCTGCCGGTGTTAAAGAGAAGAATGACTATACTGTCATGGTTCTTGGTGGCCGCATTGGGGATCGGATTCATATCATTGATTATCGACGTATTCGTGCGATGGGTAATCTTGAAAAACTTGATGAGTTAAAAGAGTTACTCAACGATTGGTCTGTATTAGGTAAAGATGAAAATGGCTTGTATTATCCGACTTATTCTACGTGTGACATTTGGAGTGAAGCTGTTCAGTATCAGGCATCACTTGAAGCTGATTTTAAGAGGATTTGCTTAAACCAAGATGGTTTGTATAATTTAAACTGGCACGCCGTTAAAGGATTCAGGGCGGATAAGCTGGCCCGCTTCCGAGGAATTATTGGTTTGTTTGAGGACCGCAAAATTATTTTCAATCGTTTTCGTAACTTTACGTCAATGTTTGAAGAGCTTACTTGTTTCGGTAACAGTTCGCATGACGATTGTGTCGATGCTTTGGTTTGGCTTGTCAACGGATTAATGAAAAAAGGACGCCTTCAATTAGATTTTTAATCAACAAAGACACGTTAAAATATATGTAAAGGGTAAAACACACTCAACGCATTTGTTGTTAAACGTCACGCTGCCAGAGGTCTACTTTCTGATGGAACATGTTATTGTTGTTGTGATCGCAGCTGTTACAGGAGGCGGGTGGTTGACTTCCAAATTTTTCAATCGACTCCACGAACTGGAAGGCAAAATCGATCGTCTCCCTGTTGAGTATGTTCTCAAGCTTGACTACATCAGGGAAATGGAAAAAATGAATGGTGCTTTCAACACAATTAACGCCAAGCTTGATAAACTTATGGAAAAATTTTTAAAACCATGAGCAGTTACGTTATCGAACTTATCGAAGACGAATCAGGAGACTTGGTTCTCCCTCTACCAGATGTATTGATCGATACCCTTAATTGGGAAGAAGGCGACGTTTTGGAATGGAATATCCGAGGTGAGGGTATTGTTCTCCAAAAACTCACCGATGATTTCGATGTTCCAGCTTAGTAGTAGTAAAATTAGAAAAAAGGTTTTGCCATGATGTATCAAACAGCTAACGTACCGGGTGCTCCGGGTAACCTTGCGGGAATGCAAATGTCCACCCTGGGACGTGTTTATCCCGGCATGCTTCCCATGACCAGCATGTCAGCAACCCCCCTGGCACAAGGCATGACCTATGGGGCCTCTCAGATCCCCCCACAGGCCGGTCAAGGCGCACAAATGGGCATGATGCCGCAAGGCCCCTTAGACGTGGCTGCAGCAGCAAATGAGAAGGAGCGACGTGTAAGCGGTAACATGCTTGATTACGCAATTGCTGGTCAGGGCCAGGCAATGAACTATAACCAGGTTTATGGCGCGGCTATGCCCGGTCAAATGATGTGATTTGGAAAAATAAATGATACGTTACAGCGGCAGCTGGTTTTAGTAATAAATTTGTTTCCTGATGGCTGACGGCGTAGCAAAGAAAAAAGATCCTGCGAAATGGGAATCCGCTAAGCGTAGGGCAAAGGCCAAGATGGGTGGTAAACATTCCGCCCGTGCCATGCAACTTGCAACGAAATATTATAAAGATGCAGGTGGTCGATATGAAGGGAAGAAGCCCACTTCAAGAACAAATCGTTTGAAGAAATGGGGTGATGAAAAATGGCAAACACGAGAAGAGTACGAAAAACGCAAGAAGGCTAAGTCTGCTGCTAAAAAATATAAAGATTCTAAATAAACTTCATTTATCAAGAATATGAATAATGGGTTAGTATGATGAACGAAGAATCAATCCTGGCTGCATCGAGATGGAAATTTCACTCAAGCCCGTTACAGTAACGTATACTCGAACCCTTACATTCATCCCTACAACTGAACATTTTGCTGATTTGGAGGATAGCCCGGATCAAGAATCAGTTAGGTATTGGGCTTTTGAGGATTTGTTTGGCATTATTCATAACGAGGTAGCAGGAAATGGAAATCCAATGCCGCACACAACTATTAAAAAATCTAAAGAGAGTGTTAAAATTAATTGGGAAGAAATGGAATAAAAATTATTTTTAGTTATGCCAGGCAAAGCACTAGAAAATATCAAGATTTTAAATAAACGTCATTTATCGAGAATATGAATAATGGCTGATCTTGCGGAAGAAAAAGGAAGAACTGAGCGTTACTTACCAGAAAAAGCCTGGGCCAAGTTAACTCCTGAGCAACGTAAAGAAACAGACGAAAAGAAAAAAGCTGCTAGTCGTAAAGGTAAACAGTTCGTTCCAAATACAGAAGCAGCTAAAAAAGCAGGCAAAGCCGCCAGAAGTGCTAAACTTTACAAAGATAGAAAGAGCAGTTAATGTCTGAGGTAAAGAACCGGTTAAAAGAGATGATCGATTCTTACCTGGACCGCGATGGCGGTG